TTTCTAGTTGTTTGAGTTTTAGTTTCACCTAACATTTGGTCGATAAAACTTCTGGCGTTTATATCAATTGCATTTTTATCACCTAACTGTGAACGTGTTTCTTGTAATGTTTTTATAATATTTGCTTGAGCATCCTTACTTAAACCCTGTAATTGAACTCCAGCTTTAGTTAAATAATTTGATAACGCGTCTGTTGTTGAAACGTCTTTATTTGCAATATCTTTAAATAATGATTTTACGTCGTCAAAAGAATCGGTAAGTGTATCTCTAACTTTTTGTGGAGAACTAAAGTTTTTAGATAATGCTCCCGTTAAACTTGAAGATAATTTTCTAATAGCTTCTGAACCAGTTAAGACATCTTTTTGTGTTACCGCTCCCCCTAAAACTGCAGACTTAATTGCCGAAACATTACCAGCAATATCCGCGCTAATAGTCATTTGAGATTTTGCAATCTCTTCCATTGTTTTAGGACCTTCTTTTTGTTCTTTAATTAACTTATCAAATTCGTCTTGAGTAAGTTCAGAAAGTTTTCTTGTTTCTAATTCTCCTTTTTCATTTGTAAGTTTAACTTCATACTGTCCACCTTCACCCATTTTAGCAATGTTTGCCAAATATTGTTTGTCTTCTTCACTTCCAAGTTTAAGTCCTGCAGCGTTAATAGATGAAAGTCTTTGGTCTAATTCAGCCGCGGCTAGTCCCATTTTACTCATCTCTTTAGCACTAACACCAGTTTGTTGCTCCATCTCTCTAAGAGTTAACACACCTTGTGGGTTAATCTTGAAAGTTTTTGTTTTTTCGTCAAAATAGGTAAATTGTTTTGCAACATCTGCCAAACTATTTTGAAGCCCTGATGGGTCATTGATAGATTGGTTCATTAATTGGAATGGGTCTGCAAGAGCTCCTGCACTAACGCCTAATCTTTGAAAAGCCGCGGCTACTTCAATAGCACCTTCAGGATTTAATACTTTATCCGCAAGTCTAAACGTTTCCCCCATATCAAACCTCAACATTGAAGCTTGAGCCGCCATTTTGGTTAAACCTTGAACCCCTCCCTCAAATTGGTAACGATTCATTTGTTCCATGTTACTTCTAACGTCCGCCATCACTTGTTTGGTGTTTCCACCTATACTACGAACATAGTTAACTGAATCTTCTAATTGTTTACCAACTTGTTCAATTCCAACACCAACATTTAAAAATCCATCTGCAATTTCTTTAACACTTCCACCAATTACTTTAGTACTGGCATATAACTTCTGAACATCTTCAGTATTTGCAACAACGTTTCTTCTTGAGGCTTCTGCAATTTGACCAATAGTTTCACCAACAGCACCTAAATCTCCACCTAATCTAACAACATTAGGAAGAGCATCTGTAAGAGCAACTTTAACTTCATTAATTCGTTCTCTACTCTGACCAAACGTATTATTAACTTCACGAGCAACCGAACCAACTCTTTCAAACGCGTCAACAAAATCGGCAGCATTTAAAGTTGCCGCATTTTTTATTTCATCTGCAATTTGTCCTGGGGTCTTTTGGGTTTCGTCTGCCATAATTTTATTCTGTTAGATATTATATAAATACAAAAGGACTGATTTTTCAGTCCTTTTTATTGTCTTCAATCCATTTATCTAATAAATACTTTCTCATAAAGAGTGGCATAATTAGAAAATCTTGATACGATATGTTTAATAGTGTCGATAAATAGTAATACTCATCGAGCTGACTTTTCCTATAATCAGAAGAAAGGACGAAAAAAGTCCACCCCAAAACCGACATTAACTGTCAATCTATCTCCTGATGGGGTCATTACTACTCTTGTCATATCCAATCTTGGCTCATTCTCACTCATAAAGTTTCTTATGAATTTTGAATCAGCAATTGGCATCTGCTCTATAAATTTGGCGATTTCGCCTTTATCGGTTGAACCGTTTGCTTCAACAATTTCTTTTTGAAGTCTTAATGTAATCTTTGGGGCCACTCTACCTACAGGGTATGAATCAGCAATTCTTTGGTTTTCTAAAATTTCACCATAAGTCATTGGTTTTAACTTAACCGTTGTTTGTGATTTTGGTAAAGTTGTAATAAACGTACCATCTTCATTTGGTGTTTGTCCTTGTAAAATTGATAATTGTTCTAATGATACAGTTGTCTTAAATGATTTTCTTGTTGTTGGGTCAGTTAATGTAACTTCCATTTCAGGACCAAACGCCGTGTTTCTTAAAAAGATTAAGATAGCTTCAACATCACCTTCTAACATCTCCTCAACTCGTAAGTCTGGTTCGTAAATTTTAGTTCTTAAAAGATTTGGTGTCATATCTTCACCACCAGCCATTAGTAAGTTTTCATCATTGGCAGTTAAATAACCGACTTTGACTGATTTCTTTTTGTTTTTGTAGAATATACCTTGAGATGGTAATGGCACCACGTCATGAGGAAGGGAGAAATTTGCCTGTCCGTATTCTTTTGATTGATTATCCATATAAAAAATTAACCGTAAAGTTTATGTGCTTTACGGTTAAATATAATAGTTCTAAATTTTTTATAAATAGTATTAGTAAACTAACACACATCTATCCATTCTTAAAGTTGCTGCGATTGTCGCTAAAGCATCTGTATTGTAGGCCAATGCGTTGAAGTTAACATCTGTCAAGAATGTTCCATAAAGAATCCATTTCTCAACAACAACTCCTGTTGGGTCCAACATCTCAAGGTCAATATCTTTCTTATAACCTGCAGCGTATCCCATACGGCCTGTTACTGATTCCGCATGTAAACGTACCCACTCCATAAGAGCTTGTGACGCAGATGGGCCAATTGGGTCTCTAAAGACTACGTTAATTGTTTGCCAGTTGAATCTACCTGCAACATAAGTTGAGGTGTTCAAAAACGGAATTTCCGTTGCTGCGATTGTGATATGCGGTCTAGATGCAGATTCTACAAACCACTCATTAATTCCTAAACTCGATGGAAACCTTAAAATGAATCGGTTTTGACGTTTCGGTTCATAAGGAATCGGCATTTTCATCAGTAAATCAGCCATATTATTTAAATTTTGTTTCTATGTTTATAACGATAAATATATCCTGTTTCAAAAATTTTTCTATTTACTTAAATTTTTAAAAATTGTATTCTTAACTAGACTTCTTTTTTAATGCCTCCAGTTGTAGAATATGTTCTTACTATATTATCTGGTTTATCTTTAAAATGTTTTTTCATTACTTCTATATTCTTTGGGTCATCGTCTGAAAAGCCTATAGATGGTTCTTTAGGAATAAAGTTATTATTAACATCATTCTTTAAAAAAGCCTTTTTGTTTAATACTGCAGCCATTCCTTTAATATAACTTACAAAATCATCCATTGCACGGACCTTCGCCTCTTCAGGATTTTGGGCTCCTTTTTCATCACCAAAAGAAACGGGGTGGTACTTATTAAGTTCTAAATATGACTTGATTAGTTCATCATCACTCATTTCATCCTCATCAGTAAACGACCTATATTTTTTAAGATTTTTAAGAAGTTCTTCTTTATTTATCCCATTATAATCATTTATGATGTAGTTATAAACGGCTTGCTTTAAAGTATTTGGATTATGTCCTCTTGCAGTAATAATTGAAAATATTGAACCATTATTAATTGCTTCTCTAAAATCATCAAATGCTGGTCCTTCTTTGGCTCTCATTGAGTCGATTAAAAAATCTTTGTCTCCCTCAGTTCTAAAGTTTCTAAATGGGTCGTTAGCAAAACCAACAATTTTCTCACCTTTATATTCAAAAGGTTCCTTACCTAAATGGTGTCTATGTTCCGCAAAGTCATCAGTTGACATACCTACTTCATCACCGTCTTCTGTTTTAACAATGATTTTTGTTGGCATGTGTACAATATTATCGTCCCAATCAAATGCATAATATTTCATGTCTGGTGAACCCTTATCCTTAAACCCCTCTATTAATTTTTCTCTCATTTGGCTAAAGGGGGGATTTAACTCCCCCCATAATTTTTATTAGATATTTTCAAACGAAGCTCCTGTTGGAGTGATGAAGAATTCAATGTCGATGAATTCTAACGCCTTCGTAGGTTTTAAGTAGATTTTACCTGTTAAAGTGTTTCTATCTAAGTCTTCAGGTGTTGAAGAAACTGTTACACGGAAATCGTATAAACCTCTGTCTCTTCTGATTGAATCTAAAATAGGGTTAACACTATCCAAGAATTGTTGTCTAACGATTTGGTCGTTTTGTTCGAACAATAATCTTACCGCTACCGCTGAAATTAATTTACGAGCTTGTAATAACAATCTTCTTACGTTCAATCTGTTCAATGCTGAATCAGCTACTTGTAATGTTTTGTTACCCCAAATTACTGTACCAACGTCTGCGAATGTTGCGATTGGGTTGATTCTACCTTGATAAAGAGTATCTCTATCTTCTTGAGTCAACTTAACTCTCGCCTTGATTGAATTTACAAGACCTCTTGTGTAACCCGCTGATGCGAACCAAGGGAATGCAATGTTATCTGTCAATGCTAAGTTTCTTACAACCTCACCTGTTGGAGGTAAGTAGATTTGTGTATTATTAACAGTATCTCTTACTAAAATCCATGGGTAGTAAGTTGCTGTATAGTTTGAGTCAATTCCTGTATTATCTAAGTTGTCAACTGCCTCTTGTGGATAAATAACATCTAAAGAGTTAGTTCCGTCTGGAGTGTACATTAAGTAGTCAGGAGTTGTTGCGATATAAACAGAGTCAGCTCTTGCGTATTGAACCATTTGAATTGCTTCCTCAACAAGATTTGAGTTATTAACATAATCAATACTTGAAGTTGCAAATATGTTAATGTTTGTAGCTTCAGGGTTAGCGAATGTTAATATACCAAGTAAGTAAGCGTAGTAGTCGGTGTTTGCAAAATCTTGAGTATTGTTTTGTATAACAATTCTCTTGAATAAACCGTCACCTGTTGCTGTTGGGTATCTTGTAGAAGACGAAGCTCCTGCTAAGTAACCTGTCGCTCCTAATTGGAATCTATCTTGGTTAGTTCTATATTCTCTATAAACATCCCATCCGTCAAATCCACCCGCAAAACATATTGTATATTTTCTTGAGTATATAAAGTAGTAAGGGTTTTCTTGAGTTTCAGGGTCAAATCTGAAATCAGCGACTCCACACTCGAAAGCAGTTTCACCACTTGTTTGGAATGAGTTAGCTATTGTAACTACAGTCGCTCCTGAGTCCATGTGGAATCCTTTACTTAAGTAGTTCCAAGGTTCACCTGCTACAGGTAACGCTGAACTAACCCAGTTAGGAGGATTTTGTCTACCTTTAAATTGTAAGAATGCATCGTCAATACCAAATTGAGAAGAGAAACCTAAGTAAGCTCTTCTAACAATATCACCTGCAGATTCAGTTGCGTTTGTTGTTGAACCAAATGGAGGGTTGAATACAACCTCACCTGGATAATAATATTTAGTTTTGAATTTAGGTACTGGTGAAATGTTAGCCGTTGATTCATATTCTCTTTGAGTGTACCCGTAGAATCCACAAGGGATTGCATCTATTGGAGCCTCATCAGCTAATTCAATCATTATATATCTTGAAATTAAAGCAAATTCACCGTTAGATGAACCAATTTTCTTAGCAACAAAGTTGTTTGAAGCTGGGTCCATATTACAATTTGTGAATTTCTCAATTACAACAGGATTAGCGTCTGTATCAAAGAAGTTTCTAACTAATACGTCAAATGTCATATTGTTAAATGATAAGTTTGCAATTGAAACTTTAACTTCTGTGTTAGCTGCGTCACCATCAGAAATTGAAATGAATTTAAATAATCTATAAACTTTATTACCTCTTAACTCAGATACTAAGAACGGAGTTTCAGGTGATTGATATTTTTCAACTTTATAAGCGATTGATTGTGTATTTTCGCTTCTTGCATCTTCTAACGCAACTAACTCAGGATTAATACCTTTAATATAACCTTGGTTATATGCATAGTTTAAAGAACCTGGATAAATTTCTTCAACATATAATGGAACCTCATTTCTTGATTTTCCAAAATTATCAACACCTAACACTTTAGTTATAAACTTAGGAGACGCCGCAGATAATGAAGTTTCAAAAGAGAAAGTATCAGAATCTTTAGTAATACCTGAAAGTAAGAATCCTTCATATGGTGAATTTGTAATACCTGAATATTGTCCTGTTGCAACTAAATTAACATCAGTTAATCCACTTACTTCGTATATAGGACCGTGTTGACCAAGGTCTGCGTTGTTTGAATATAATGAAATACCTCTTGAACGTAAAGTTGCTACAACCATGTTGTTATATTCACTATAAGCAGTACCTGAGAAGTTGAATACATCTCCTTCAATAGTTCCTGTATAAGTTGCTCCACCGTCAGTTGTTGTTAAAGACGTTACAGTATAATAGAATGAATAACCTGCGTAGTCGTTATTAATATTAGCGTCATTATCAAACGTTGCATAATACCAAGGGTCGTTTAAATCTGCACTTAAATCATTAGTATCAAGATTGTTTGAACTTGACCCAAACACATTTAATTGTTTTGAGTATTGACTAACTAATCCCCAATAAGTTGTTGATGGTACCGCTCCGTAGAATGCAACAGTTGTTGCGGAATACGATGGGTTATCGATTATAAATCCTAAATTAGAATTAAAATCATCTTGATATGTAGATGTACTACCATCAGATAATCTATATTGTATATTTAGGTTATTTTGAATGTCTGTAGGTAATCCACTTAACATAGTAACAGTACTACCCGAACTAGCTCCTGTAAATACAGAAGTAAATGCGGTTCCTCCTGTTGGAGGTATTATACCTATAGTTAATGGGTCGACATTGGCAGTAACTCTAATACTCCAAGAAGGACCCGCGTCGTATCCCGACAAACCTAATACTCTTGTAACAAACAATTGGTTAGACTGTTGTAAGTATGACTTGGCAATGTATGCCGCTTCATATTTTGGGATTTGTGTGTTTACAAATTTTACTGGTTCCGTTCCGCCAAAATAAGCTTGGAACTCGTCGTAGTTAGTTATAAAAACA